GTAAGATAACCGATATATAAATATAAAGATCAAATACGTTGTGCTAAAGTCGCCGTCTAAATTCAGTTCTTATAAAGATAAGAATGACTGTAATTAGACAACCCAAGTTGAAGAATCTTCACATTGAGAATAAACTCAAAGGGAAAATAAAATACAAAATTAAAACAAAGGTCAAAGATAACACTGATAGAGAGGCACTTAAAGGGTGCGCAGTTCTTTTTACGGAAATATATAAACTATATGGCATCATACCACAAAGTTATAAAGTAGATATAAATAAAACTGTAGATCAGTGGGAAGATATAAGAAAAGAAAATAGCTGGATAAAATTTATGAAATATAAAATCGCAGCTTTCTTTAGTCATTATACCGACCAACCAACACCTGAACTCAAATTCAAAAATAATCAGGGAATAATGCAACAAGTACTAGATGATCCTAAAGTTCTACTAAGCGGATCTTTTATAATTAAAGGTTTGAGAAGTTTTATGAGAAATAATTCAACAGATTCACAAAAAAGATTTTCATTCTTATGCAGTATTTTGTATTCCAAAAAAGGAATGCCAAAACCCAGTAAACAAATGTTACGGGAAGCAGAGATAAAAACTTTCTATGAATTAACTGGAGAACCAAATTCCACAAAACCTATAATCAACACCAAAAAATGGGGAGATATAGAGGAGGATGATATGGAACCATTATCAATTAATCAGATGGATATAGAAGCACAGATCGAACGAACAGTTAATGAACTATTCGAAGGAGAGACTTATACCACATTTGACAGAACGATACCATACATGCCTTCCACTTCAGCAAATTATATTAATAGTAGAAATAACGCAGGAGCAATAGGAGCAATCTTAGAAAATGAAAACATACTTAAAGGTCTTAGAGACACAAAACAATTAATAACATTTAAAGCACCGGAAGAACACATAGAAAACGAGGAATTAGGTACTCCTTATATTGCTGATCTTACAGAACTCCGTAAAAGATACGAGAAATTCTGGATTAGAATAATGGGGGAAGCACTTAATGAGCCACCAGACGCAGTACCGCTTGGATTGCCTGAACCACTTAAAGTCAGAGTCATAACAAAAGGACCACCTTTCTTATATACGGTTTTAAAGCCGCTACAAAAAAAGATGTGGAAAACCTTATTTAAGTCCCCATGTTTTCAATACATAGGAGATATAGTTAATGAGGAAAACTTAAGTGCCAGAATGGGCAGTAAACTTAAAGAAGAGGAATATTATCTTAGTGTAGATTATGCAAACGCAACTAATAAAATTAGTAGTTGGGCAAGTAGAAAGTGCGCTGAGGTAATATCTGATCGATTAAGCCTTTATAAAGCTGAGCGTAGGCTATTTATTAGGTCTCTAATAACTCATAATATTGTGTTAAAACAAATTCAAAAAGATCTAAAATCCTTACATAGCGAAGAAGCGTTGGAAGAAATCAAGCAAAAGAAAGATTTTATAAAGCGCTTGCAAACAAATGGACAATTAATGGGGTCAGTAACCAGTTTTCCTATACTATGCATAATAAATGCTGCTATTTGCAGATATGCATATGAAATAGGTAACAATACAAGAATTGGGCTTAAAAATGCCCCAATCAGTATTAATGGTGACGACGCTCTAATTAAAACAAATAAATTAGGTGATAAATATCACTTATTATTGTCAAAGTTTGTAGGGTTAGAACCCTCAATCGGTAAAGTTTATAGATCAAAAGAATTTTGTAATATAAATTCAGCTACTTTTCTTAGAAGAGAAGGAAAGCTAAATTGGAATAGTGTTACAGGAAAATGGTTTAATTGTCCTCTTGAAGAGGTTAAGTATGTTAATTTTGGAATAGTACGAGGCATTAAAAAATCGGGAATGGGGACACAAGGGCCCATGGAGGGAGAGACGGATCATAGAACTACTATAGGAGCTAGGACTCGGGAATTAGTACGAAAGACACCTGAATATCTTCATAAACAAGTTTTTAACCTGTTTAGAAAATATAATCAGATACCTGTTAAGTACATACCATGGTATATTCCAGAGTGGCTAGGCGGACTTGGGATTCCAAAAGAATTTGGAACTCCAAGCGACTTAGATCTGAGGATGGCATCAAATATATTGATGAACTGGAAGAAAACTCGACCAGTCTCCTTAGTATTAAAGAGTAGTTGGGCAATTCGTTACCTTGCAAAAGCAAAGGTACCTCAACCAAAAGATTTTTTGAACCCTGAATTATATGAAAGAGTATGTAAATCGTATGATCAGTTAGTCTCATATTCTGGAATTGCGTTGTTGTTTGACAGTCGAATAAGCTTGAAAGAGCTTTTAAATCTTGAGAAATCTCAAAATTTGAATTCAAAAGTGCAACACAATGAAATGTTATGGAAACCAGTATCGAATCTCCCAGCTCCTCTGAAGTTATCTCGTTTAGAATACGAAAAACGCGCTGAAGGGCTAGATGTTCAATTTGTAAGTCTTGATGCTCAGACATCTTTAAAATTAAAAGATAATCTAAAAGCTGACTTAACACCGGGATTTGATGATATGAGTATACGGGAACCTTCGTGGGAAGAAGGTGAAAAGCCATTTCATATGGAATCTTTTCACTGGATAAAAGAAGGTCGTACAGGGATTTACACTCCAAGATGGGATTAGGTGTGGTGATATTCATCATAGAAATGAATATTTTGTTTAATTTTGTATTATGGAATTGCTTGTGCAAACACGAAAACGTGATTTGTAATAGTAGCAATTATCTTCTGTAAGTTATTTAAGTTCGGATTAACATCGAACTATACCAAC